GTTGTCTAGGCTTCTGCCACTGGTGTTAATGGAAATAGATTTTTCCATAACTTGCCGATAGAGAAGCAAAAACACATCAGGCCATTCTCTGATTTCATTATTCACGATAGTTTCGTAAATATCATATGCCTTTTCGTAGCTGACTCTGTTCGTCATTACAGCCATGACGTATGCAGCTTTGAAGCCAGTCTGCTTCCAAACACTACCCGCTTTCCGAGGTGGCTTAATATGATATTCAACCTCGCTCAAAAGCTCACCAATACGACTGTTCAATACATTTTGAACATCGTCAGCCATTGGGTGAGAGATGAATGATGCAGACCGCAATAAATATTGGATGGGCATAATGATTTTTGTATGCGCCCCAATAATGTCGGCTGGCGTTCTAATTTTTCCTTGATCCAAGGTTTTGTAAATATCTGTGGATCGCACAATAAAAACAGAATACGCATTGGCTTTGCCAGTTTCCACTTGAGCATTACCCCTGTGGTTTCCATTGATAAGAACCCATGAGCCTCTCTCTTTTGCAAAGACCAAAGACTCTGGGTTTAACACCCAACGGTTAAGGTTCATGGCTCTGACGTACTTACGGAAAGTTTGGCGATTAAGATCGCGGTTTCCTTTGTAGTTCAGTTCAAGCAATTGCTTCATTTCTTCCGCATTTATTTCTGCGTTGAATTGAACCTGCTTACGATCAAGCGGATTAGCCGCGTTAATCATCCTTTCGTGATTTAGTTCCAATAGTTCGAAGATACCCATTATTCCACTTCCTCTACTGTGATTCTGCCGATTTCTACTGTACGGCACTCTTCAAGCTCATCCTTGATTGCAGGAGGAGCCGCGGTGAATTTGCGCTCTTCTACGGCGAACGTCAGCTTGCCATAATGTTGCGCGTTTTCTGGTGACATATTGTTAAGCGTGTCACGCAGTTTCTCTTGGTCCCATGTTACCTTCTTGCCCACAGTGACCTTGAGCCTATGGTTGCCCTCTGCGATTTGGGCAGTACCAAAGTCTTTGCCATTGGCACGCAATACGTCTCGCGCCACTGGTAGAAAAATATCAGATAGTTGTTCTTCAACGTCTTTGAGTTCAAGGCGCATCTCGCTGATAACGTGCTTGAGTTCGTCTCGACGTTCGAATAGCTCACGACTGTTCATGTCGATTCCTTCCGCTTTAATTTTCTAGAAACCCATATATCCCACATGAAGTGGGATGTGTCAACGACTTTTTTTAGATAAAAATATTTCTATGCCGAGACATGCCTTCATCAGCTTCTTTTTCAGCTTGAATTCAGGCGTTTCGACGCCCTTAGCGTCTTCGACAATTGTTTCCCAATCACCGTTGGCATTTTCTTTTTCGTATCGGAAGTCTGCTATGTAGGTGCAAATCTTCTGACCGTTGACTTCTAGTGCGAACCGCACCTGTAGCTCAAGGTTGCGCACCCTACCTGCAAGCTCAAGACTCTTTATATATAGATACCTCTCAGATTCCCACTTGGAATCGAACTTGATTCCCTGCACAGTTACTTTCTTGTTTCCGTACTTGGGTCTTGACCCACGCCGCTTGGGATTATATACAGTAGGGAAAGTCATTTATGGGAAGGAAACTCCATGCCAAACCCCGGAAAATACAAATCCGTAGGTGTTTCGATTGAAGCGTATGATAAGCTGGTTTACATCGCGGAGCACGAAGATCGTGCTATAGGGCGACAGCTTGCACGCATGATTGATGAAACATACGAGGATATTCAAGCGCGTGTCAACGCCAAGCCAACGTACCGCCCCCCTGTTGGGATTGGCGGCTTGGCTTCAGTCATCGAAGATTAAAGCAATCCTACGTTTCCTAGACCGCCCAGTAGTGTTGCAGCCACTGCTGGGTTTTCTGCTGCGCGTTGCCTAATCGACGGCTGCGCGGCAGGCATAGGGGGTAAATCAGTCACCGGGGACACTTCAGGAACTGGAACACTTGTTCGGGTTACGGGAGATGGAGCCGGGGCAGACGCTTGATCTAAATCACCCATTAAAGCAGTGGCTTGACTGACCGCAGAGGTTGCTATCTCATCCATGCTTTGTGCAGTACCCTGCGCCATAAATGAAGAAATGCTGTCAGATATTAACTCTCCAGCTATTTGACCTCTGGTTTTTACGTCTTCACCCTGTGCAAGTTTTTTGTACTTTTGAGTGAATGCCTTGTAGAATCTAGGAGATGAAAACAGTTTTCCAACTACGCTCAGTCTAGCAATAGTTCCCAAGTTTTCTAAGGGGCTTGCGGCAATGTTTGCTGCTACAAGATCACCACCACTTGCAGATTCCCCAAGAAGTTTCATGGTTCTGCCAAACTGCTGCATTTCATTAGCCATTTCTTTTCCGTAAATGACTTCTATCTTGGCTTTGTTTTTAGCGATCCTATCACCAAACTTGGCAAATTGCGTTCTGTCTGTAAGAAAATTCTTTTCAAAATCTCCTATCAGGTTGTCCATATAATATGTCTGAATTTTACCGATTGATTCGGCATCGTTGTCAAAAAACTTACGCAACGATGTAATGTCTTCCGCACGCATAGAGCCATCAGCGATAAACTCAGCCGCTTCTGTAGCGGTTAAATCTCCACTGGATAGCTTTTTGTTTATGCGGTTCCTATTGAACCTTGCCTCATCATCTAACGCCTTGCTTAGATTCTTTAGCAAATTAACACCTGACTCGTCAGCGCCTGCTGCCACAAAATCATCAATTACTTTTTGATCGATGTTGCGCAGTGATAAAGCGTTTAATTGTTCGGCTAGTTTGCGAACCTCTGAAGCGTTTCCCCCAAAAAGCTCATCAGCAGTAGAGCCAATTTTATCTAAATTTGTTTTAAACTTAGATCCAGAAAACTTACCTGTCTTGGTGTTCATTGAACTGCTCAACGTATCGCGCAACCATTCAGACGCGATACGTTCTCTAAGGGGTGCAAACGTTCCCTCACCAGCAAAATCATCTATGGCTTTTGCGGCGTCTTGTAGAAGCTGTGGGTTGTCCTTACGAACAAGGGAACGCATTGCATCTTTTGTATTGACGGTCACATCATTACGCACCGCATTGATCAAGGTTTTCTTACCTATCGCGCTGCTTACTTTCTCAAACTTTTTATTGCCTTCTTTATAGAAATTACGAGCGCGGCCTAAGTCACGCACTGCGTCTCTAATCAACTTTCTACTTCCCACGTTAGCAGAACCCGGCAATGCCTTGTTTAAGAAATTACCTGTTGTCTTACCCGCTAAATCTATCACATTGTCGATTTGAGGTAAAAAGTCATCAACAACGCCACCAATTGTATCAGAGGTTATGTTGAACATGCCTGTGTCACGCAAACTTTTTCGAGCGTAATAAAGCTGACTGAACGAAGCCTTGTCGCCTAACTCTGCAATTTCTCTTAAAATCATGCCAGCTTTGTGCGGGTTTGTTCCAACTTGAGCGTTCTCAAAACGCCTTGCTTGCTTTGCCGCGTCTTCTGCTATGCCTTTTGTGGAAAAGATGGCTTCATCACCCGCACTGTTTCTAATAGCGTTGTTTATGTTTACAAACTCTGCTTCAGCCAGATCATCAAACGCTTTGTAAGATTGTTGAAACGCCGCGAACAAATCATCTTGTATAGCTGTGTCTTTCTCTGCGGCCTTGCCGAGATTTACCGCTATTTCGTCCATATGCTTCAGCAAACGTTTTTCTTGGTCCCTGACTGCCGAAGACAGTGTTTTGTCTCCTAGCCTAGCGGCATCAGTTAAGGCGTTTGCTGCGCCCTGTATGTCAACCTCATCGCCAGTGCCACGCAACCACTGTAAGTCACGCATAATGTTCTCATGGTTTTTGCGAAGCCTCGCAGACGTACCAAGAGCCTTTTCCGCAATTGCTTGCTGACGCGCGACAAGAGACGGCGCACCAATAGCGTCCAAGGAGGGCAAGTACCCGCGCCTTTCTGCCTCTACGATGTCCGTTATTCTTTCTTCAGGAAGCCCCTTACCAACACGACCAGCACCAGAAGCAACTCTAAATGCTTTGCCTGCCAGTCCAAACACGCCTTCACCAGCGCCAGAGATTAACGCTTCCTTAGCAATGTCTTTGGCTATCTCAGAGCCAGCTTGATCCTGAACGCCTTGTAAAGCCTCAATACCCTCTTCCGCAGCTTTACCTGCACCACCACCTAGAGTAGCACCTATAACTGCACCAAGAACGGGAACTGGAATAGCGGCTTGACCTGCTATTGCCCCACCAACACCGCCGACTAGCGTTGTACCAAGCCCTGACAAGTCAGATAAATCCTGACGCGTAAATCCTTTTTCATCAATCAGAACCGGGACTTCGGTTTCTATCCCGAACTTTTGTGCGCCTTCAGGCATCAATGCCAGCCTGCCGCGCTGATCCCGTGTGTATTCTGTTTCGTTTAAACCAAAGCCTTCACGAAGAACCTTTTCCTGTTCTTCATTTGTGTCAGCACGACCAAGCATAGAGCGCAGCTTTGTATCTTGAACACCTGTGCTGTAATCAAAATCAAGGTTTTCGCCTCTTAAAGAAGTTTCATATGCATCTATGACATCTTTCGGCAAGTAATCTTTAGGCTTACTTTTGATGTCACTTATTTTTAAAAACTCTTCGAAAGTTGGCTTATCGCCTGCAATTTTAACATTTATATCACCAAAGCGAGATTGAACTGTGACGTTTCCCATTATTAACCTCCAGTTAAATCAACCGTAGCAATTGGCTTCGTTGTTGTGCTTCCGTCTTCATTTCTGGGAACAGGTGACACAAACGGAGTCTCAAGATTTTCGCTCAAAAAATCTACGGTTCTATTATATTCGCTATCATTCACATAATAACTAGGATCATACATGTGCTGCAAGGGTGCTACTAAAGAACTTTTCTTGCTACCAAAGTATGAAAGCATTTCATTTAGAGCGTATTGAACTTGAGATGGAGAAGATGTCATGTTTATATCGCCAAAAGACGCATCCAACATTTTTCTATCATAATCAGAAACTTGACTTTCTTGAATAATAAGACGTTTCATTTCGTTAATTACAGACAATCGCATTGCGTTAAATCTGTCCTCATCGCTAACGCCTTCTTTACCAAAATCAATTTGGGGGTCACGAAGCCCAAAGTTTCCAAGTTGTTTCTTGATTCTGTCACCAACAGTTTTGAACGCAGGAGCGTTTTCTTGGGATAACTCCTCAGCAATACCCAACATTTTATTAACGTTTTCTTCGCCTTTAGAATATTTATTCCAAGCATTCGAGACGAGAGCCGCATCAGCAGATGGTCTAGCTAAACGGACCTCTCCACCTGAAGTGCCGTATCCAATTTTAACTCCAGAAATAATTTCATTTTTGTCGATGTTTTTTAACTTTAAATCATCTTTAGACGATTTGTCGGCTTCAAACGATAACTCTAAAACCTTTAAATTATAGGCTCTATTTGCTGCGCGAGCTTCTTTGGCAAGTGCGGCTCTAGACGATTCATCTGAGCGCACTGCTTCTAAAGCATATTTACCCGCAGCAAGTTTGGCTGCATTAGCGCGATCAATAGCTTTATCCAACATAGGCTGTGCTGCTTCACCAGCGGAACCAACAGATTGCAACATCTTACCTATGTTAAAGCCTTTACCTGCTTTGTTCTGCATAAGCGCCAAGCCGAACGCCATCAATGCCTTGCTTTTGTCCACCTTGCCGCTTGCATCAATTCCTGTAGCATCGGCAAATTCTTTTTTATAACGGGCAAGAGCATCTTCACGAGTTTCACCTTTGGCTGGCGTGTCGTCTTTGCCAGCAGATTTATTAAAATCTTGCATAGCTGAAATAAACGCATCATCAACCACTTCATCGGTGACACGCATACCTTGTGCTGTAGCTATATCTTCCTCTGCGGCACGAAAATCTTCTGCTTTTTGGGCTGGAGTTTTTAACGCTTCGGCTCTTTCTCCGGGCTTCTCTACAACTTTCCCACGGCCACCAAGAACGCCAAGATTGTCTAAGTAAGCCTGTATTTCATCTGCTTCACCAGCAGCAAAATCTTCAAGAGGATCAACAGTTTTAAGCTCATTACCTGTAATTTCTGCATACAATTCAGGGGATAGTTTTTTTATCTCACCAGCTTCTTCTACTTCAGGCAAAAAATAATCAGTTGATTCATCTACAAATTCGCCAGCGCGACCATAGCTTTTTTGAGCTAAGTCGAACAAATCTTCACCTAATTCTGGAAATCCAAGAGCAGAAGCCCCTAGTCCACTGACATCAGATGCAGCGCCATATAGTCCATAACCCCCAGCCGCAGCCATGTCTTGAAGATATGAGGCTATACCAAGAGGTAATTTAGCCGCTGGCCCTAGCGTTTTTCTAACGGGGGAAAAAACATCGGATACAGATTGAGCAGTTGTTTTTGGGCTTACTGGTGGGACACCTTCTTGCGCTGCTTGCTGCTCCGCAATCAGTCTATCAAACATCTCAAAGTCAAAGGTGTTAGCCATGTGCGCCTCTTATTGGTTCAATCCCTGCAATGTAGCATATGCGCCAACACCTTGCAGGAATGGATTTGGTTGTGACTGTGGCGTTTGTGTAAACTGCCCGTACATAGAAGCAGAAGGCGATCCTGTTAGATATGTCTGAGCATAGCTGTAAGGAGCCAACGCTTGTTGAGTTTTGTTAAGAACATTCTGGCGCAAGAAGTCTTGATACTGCTGATCATACTGACGCTCTTTGCCACCAAGCTCATACATAAACCCAAGATCGGCAGGCTGCATACCAGCATACACGCGACCAATATCAGCAGATGTACCCGCCAATTGACCGTATGCCTTACCGATATCTGCTTGTGCGCCGCCAATTTGACCGTATGTCTGACCGAGACCACCCATCAAGCGACCTGTTTCCAAGTTGCGTTTCTTTTCATCCTGCGCTGCACGAGCCTGCGCTTCTGCGCTTGATAGCCCCATGCTACGATACATATCCGCAGCTTTTGCCATGCGGTTCTGAGCGTCTTCAAATGATTTTGACTCTGTGCTCAGTTGCTGCGCACCGAGGCGACCAAGCTCCTGACCACCAGAAAGCTGACGGCGAGATGCGTCCTCAAATGCTTGCTGCCTTGCAGTTTCTTCGGCTTTAGATACAGCAGTTTCTAGCTGCGCACCTGTTAGGCCGCGAGCCTGTGCGTCCTCATAGGCTTTTTGCTTGGCTGCATTGATTTGCTGCTCCGCTGCCATCTCGCGCTTCTGCGCATCTTGGAACGCCTGCTGACGCAGTTGCTCTTCAGTTTGAGATAGACCAGCCGAGGTTGTCGCTGCGGCAAGGCCGCGCTTCGCTGCATCCTCAAATGCTCTGGATTCCAGCGTTGCACCAGTTGTTCCAAGCTGCCCTGTAAGGCCAGATGCTTGCAACGCACGCTTGCGAGCCGCCTCATCCGTTGCCATCGCACTTGCCAACGCTTTGTCGTAGCCTTGCGACATAAGGTTAGCGACTGTGCTTTGCTTGGCTTCTTCTATAGCACGCTCTGTTTCCGCAGCTTGCACGCCTGCACGAGAGCCACCAAATGCCCCTGCGCCAATTGCTTTAGCGGCACCAGCTTGACGGCGCTGTTCGCCCTCACGCTCAATACGCTTTAGGGCCGCGTCCACAACTTGCTGCTTGTACGGGTCCATAAACTCTTGCGTGCGAGCCGCTGGATCAAATCTTCCAAGGCCCTCTTCTGCAAGCTCAAAGGCGCGACCTGTTCCACGCTCAAACGCTTCACGCGCACCGAACTCACCTTCGCCTGCCTTTGTTACGTCTCGCCTTGCATCAGCCAAGCCACCAGACTGCTGGTACTCACCTGTGCCACGGCGCATTGCAGCTTCATCAGGACCAAATGTGCCTTGCGCACCAGCTATTGCAGCGCGTGCTGCATCGTAAGCTGTGGGGTCTTGAACAAACTGGCCCAGACCACCCGCTATGGTGCTTCTGGCATCGCCTAAAAGAGCATCTGCGCGTCTTTGTGCATCAAACTGACCAGTAGCGGCATCCGCTCGCAGCTTTGCATCAGCTAGTTCAGTGTCGTAAATTCCTTTTGCACCAATACCACCAGCGCCTGCCTCCAGATAAGATTTTGCTGAAGGGAAGTAATCTGTCAGTGCTTTTGATATTGTATCAGCACCCTCACCAAGCTGTGCACCAGCTTCAGGAAGATAGCGAACATTACCTTCTGCATCTTGGAAATAAGGCAGGTAACGGTCCATGAAGGCTTGACGGCCTTCAGCAGTACCAAGGGTTCCTGTAACCGCTGCTTGGAGCGGATCAGCCCCCGCCTGCACATAATCAGGTATTTGAAATATGTCTGGGTATGCTTCTGGATCGAGAATACCACCAGTTAAAACTCCTGAGTCATCTGGGGTTCCGTAAATCCGCGCAAAGAGTGCTTGCTCAAGGTCCTGTATATACTGGGGGCGCTGCTGAATTATTGTTTGTGTAGTATCCGACATTACGCCATACCCTCCAGTTTATCCATCATGCCGTACATTTTGTTAATGCCCTTGTTTAAGTTGCCGTTGCCAGCGCCCTTAACTGCATCGCGGGTCATGACGAACTCGCCTGCTGTAAGCATAGCAGGAACATCATCCTTTGTACCAGAACCCTCGCTTGGCATGATGCCACCATCACGACGAGGGAAATATGTAGCCCCGCCTTTGTTTAAATTCATAGGACGATCAAGACGATTAAACCTAATACGGTCCGGGTCTGCCATTATTTCAGCATAACTCCGATCTTTTGTTCGGCTTATATCTTCTTCTTCATCCTTGCCACCAAACACTGAATCTAAAAGCTGCGCCCCTAGCCCCATAGCTAATGACTCTCCGATTTTTGTGTTAAGTATGCGTCCCAGCCCACTGCTTGTGTCAGTGTTGAACATCTCTCCAAGACCCAAAAGTCCTTCTGCTCGGGCTACAGGTGCTGGAGGCTTTGCGGCTGCACCACTTAATGCTTCAATTGCGCTGACTTTAGGTTGTCCTGCTGAGAATGGGCTAACACCCGCAGCCTTGGCTGCGCTTGGAGCGTCAACATCAGCGCCAAATAAAGCACCAAGTCCAGAGTCTCCACCACCTAAATAGCTCAATCCACCGCCAGCTACGCCGCCTATAAGCGCGTCACGCAAGGAAGGCTTCTTGCCACCTAGAGTTTGGGCTAAAACATTGCCAATTGCACCCTGAACAATAGGATTGCTGAAAAAACCACCGCCAGTAACAGCGCCGATAATTTTATCCAAGAAAAACTCAGGCTCGCCTGTTATCGGGTTTATGCTATTGCTTTTAGAGCCAACGACATAACGCAAAGGATCAGCGCCCACATCTCTGAACGCCATTCCCAATCCACGAGCAACTTGAGGCCGTTGCTGCAAGACTTCTTGAGGTACAACCATTTCGCCCGGAGCAACGTGCGCCATCATTGTATCACCGTTTCTACCGTATTGTGCCATGCCTTGCATACTAAACCTCGTGACTTATGCCATTAAGTTACCAAATGTTCCTTTAAAATACTAGAGTGTACTGCCAGAAATAGGCTCTGGAGCCGTAACTCGAATATTTGTACTTCTTTTTTCTGTTCCTGTCCAACGCTCACCGCAGTCTGGACAGTTGCCATCAGGATAACTAGCAACTTCTTCTGGTGTATCAACCGCGTTATCGCAGTTCACACAATGCACCATGTCTGTGCTACTTGAAGGTCGCCATGTAGACCCGTCTGGCATCGTAATTATACTATCGCTCATGATATTGTCACCGTCACTGAACCAATTTCTCCTGTTGCTTGCGATCCCCTTACATAAGGAGAATGCGCTACTGGCACGCGAAGCTGCCCACCGTGATTAAACACCGCGCCGTCTTCTAAGCCACTGTCATCTGTTTGAAGTGCCGTAAATACTGTAAAAGTATTACGCCCTTCGCCGGGGTTTTGCATGTTTTGCAGGTACGTCGAATAAGACCGCAATACTTCTGCGAAATACTGATTGCTATACTCCTCTGGGGGTATGGGGAAGAATGGGAGGTTTAGATTCCTCGACATTACCTTCTCCCGTCTGGTCGGACTTCCACTCTTGGGGAGCCAAGCCTCCAGCCTACACCTGTGTCATCAGTTTCTATTCTGAAAGCAAACGATCTACCTCTAAGCCGAACAAATATCTGATCAGTAAATTGTTCTACCGGGACAGAAGCTGTTTTGGCAACCGAGCCATTGTTCGTATTGGTATAGTTTCCGCCGGGAAAGTTACGGACTTTTAGAGTCATAACCGCACTAGGCGTTGGGTTAGATGAATCCCTAAAGGTCATATCTGGTATCAGACGCTTCATAAACACGAATTGTTCGCCTTCTCCCAAGTCCATCTGACTGCTTTCAATGTATGACGAAATTGCACTAGCAGGAGAGGTGCTACCATCGTCAAATCCTATTTCCTGAAGGTACAGATAGTGATCGGAACCAGCGGCTATTGGGTCTGAATTAACGCCGCGGTCAAGCCAACAAGTGCGCCCAAGAGTGCCATAATACCAAATCTTTTGCTGATAATTATACGTCACATATCGGTCATTTTCTGTGCTGGAGGATGATGGATAGAACCATGTAACCTCAGAAAACGCTGTATTTGTAGATGCTGTGACCTTTTGGAGTTGATCACTATTGATGTCCGTAAATACATAATCACGAACAGAGCATGGTAGACGCTGTACTGCACCACCGTAGACGTAAAACTCTTCCGCGCCCATCCAAAACACATTATCTTCAACCGCGATTGCAGCCAAAGGACCAGCGATTGTGATGTTTGTGGATATTTCGTTGATGCCAAATGTAAATGGAGGGCCTAGATACTGCATAGCGTGTAGCGATACATCAGTAAAAACAAGCACTTGCTGCCTTGTTTCCAAAGCTGTAACGATTTCAGAGCCAGAGCCAATGCGCAAATCACCCGCGGTATTTGTGACCAAAGACTGCCATTCTGTTACATTTTCCTGATCAGAAAAACGTATAAGTAATGGGTCTTGCACACCCGGATTTGTTTCTGAGTCACAGCCAAAGGCAATAACGTGACGATCACGATCAGAAACCAATACTTGCTTGGCTATCGTTGGAACCTTATTAGCCCCCGCAATTGAGGCCAACTCTACGGCTCTATTTGCAAGTCCATTTGTTTTATCCCAGTAGTATATGTCAGCATTTCGCACGTTAATGATTAAATCTTCACCAAAGTTATCGTGCGACCAGATACGAAGAGTTTGCCCAGAAGCGTTTAAAGAAGTCGCACTACCCCAAGCGCCACGCGACCAAGTTCCCGCGCCCCAGCCATTTCCAACAATAGTAGTGTCTAAACCTGTGTTAATTTGATACGCGCCAACAACGCTGGAACCACCGTTCCCGCTATCTGATGATGTAGCAAATACATATGTGGGGTTAAGACCAGTTGTCGTTGTTATGCTTGTAATCGTGCTAACAGTACGGGCTTCTATTTGATAACTATTAACACCAATAACATAAGTTACTTGATATTCTTGGTTAAGAACATCAGCAGTTACCGCCCCGCCAAGGCTAACAGCACCAGACAACGTAACAAAATCGTTCTCAAGAGCGCCGTGGTCATTGTCAGTTACAACAATGGTAGCACAATTTACTGCTGCTCCAGAAGAATGAGACGCGGCAGTTGTATCATTTACGCCTCGCACACAGCCCGTTAAATCATTTCCAGAAACAAGTGCATAGGTAATGATTTCGCTACCTATTTTTATACGACCAGATGTTGGGAAACCACTAGCGGAAGTCAGAGAGATTGTTGTGTCAAGTATATCAACATCTGCGCTCAGTGTATTTGCGCTTGCTGCAAATGTAACGTCTCCAGCCGCCGTTGTTGCGCGAATAGGTGTAATATCGTTATACCCACCACCTTCGTTGATATAATACTTTAGATGAGTTCCAACTCCTAAATAGTTTGATCCATCTAAAGCGATCCAAGGATGCAATGCACGACAGGTGCCTAAAAACGCGTTGCTTGATTGTTTAATCCAACCGCCAATTTTTTCAGGATAACCGAAGCGAAACCGCACTTTATCCATGTCAAACCAGCCACCTTCGTTGCTGTATGACGTAGTTTCACGGTTAATACCGGGTCGGAATTGAAGTTTGGTCAACGGCATCAGCAACCTCCTGTTAAGGCGATTATACACATTCTGAACAATTGTTCGAGTTATTCTTTTTTTGAAAATAAACCGAACAATTTAATCTATAAGCTCAAAGTGCGGTCCATCAATAAATGGTCTACGCCCTTGTGATCTACGAAGGTCAATATAAGCGTTCATTGCTTCTTCCATTGTGCCTTCCCATTTACGAATGTCCATAGGATAAGGCATTTCAGGGGTACCCCACGCTGCGCCCCAGCAAATAGGAACGCCCAACTGAGTCGCTGCTTCTTTGATTGCATCTGCTAGATCATCATAGACAGAGAGTTCCCAACTCGCCCTGCCATTTATGAATGCCATAATGTCGAAAGCCTTACCTTCAAGGTGCTTAGACTTCATCGTCTGACTAGCGCCCTTAGCAACGAGTTCTTTCTGCTGCTCTATAGTTCGCATACCCTGCACCACACCAAAGTCTGTCTTGGTCATGGTTATCGCCATTTTGATTACAGCCTGTAGTCGGTCATCTATACCTTCAAGCCGATCAAGGCTACGCCTGCTTAACTTAAACTCGCTCATGTTACTTCCTCTTAAAAAATGCTTGCGCCCCGCGCACACCGAAACTCGCTGAAATTGCAATCCCAAGGCTGTAAAAATACCAGTCGGGCGCTTTAGAAAGCTGTTCAAACCCACGATCAACCCAACCTTCTGCGCCCGGAATCCAGCATAAAATCAATGGAATAGACAAAATAATCACGAACCACTCGTCTTTCCAGCTTGACTTGGCCCCCTCTGCCATAATGCGCTCCCAGTCGGCAACGCTTGTCTCTTTTGACAATAATATCTGGGCTTTCGCCTTCGCCTCAGTTAGCTTTAACTCCGCTTCGGCTGCGTTTTTATCAGCTTTGCCTTGCAGCCAAGAGCCTGCGAGGTTCGCTATTGGGCCTAATGCCGCGGTAAAAATACTCATTTTTCCGAACCCAACCAAACGGCTATCGTTCCCGTCATAGCCCCACTGACCACTGAAATCATTGCAGATTGCTGTGTTGACAAGTCATCCAAACTCATCCCCCACTCAATCACGCGGATATACATAATTGTCATAACAACCATCATAAAACGTGGCATGAGCTTATATTGCAGAATCTTTTCAAAGGTATTTGCCATGTTACACCTCTATGTTTAACTTCGTTCCTTGCGGTCTATCCGCACTGGTCTTTCGCCCGAATCTATCATAACTTTCCTGTAAGTCCAATCTCTGCTTTGCAAGAGCCTCTAAATGGCTGTGGTTGGCCCTATGCTCCTTCTCCACACGTTGCTCCGCTAAATGTGTTTCTATGCGCTCACGCGCTTTTGTTTGGGCGTGTATGTCGCTTCCCACATTAAACGGCATGTTGCCTACACCTGTCAGACCATCAGCCACAGCCGCCTCGTTCTATAACCCACTCCGCTATTAATCGACTATGCGTAATAATCACAATCTTGCCTCGATCATCATACACAGCCCAACGCATACGCCTTACTTGTACTAACTTCACCCATTCGCCAACTTATCTACACCCCATATCATCGCTACGGTTCCCGCCACAAAAATTGTAACGCCTAACGCCAATGAAATACCCCAGAACAACCTATCTCTGGCAGCAGCTTGGGCTTCCAAGGCTTCTTTCTGGCGCTTCCTTGCTTCGGCCTGTTCGCGCACCACAAGATCCCACATGCCCGGTGGTCCATATAAGCGGCAATGGCTGCGAAGGGTTTCCATAGCTTCTTTGTGGGCCATTTTAGCTTGTGCTATGGCAAAGCCTTCCGCTTCGCTGGAAGTCAGTCTTCCCAACGGTCCTTTGTGCTTTCCCGATTCCGCAATAGCTATGTCGGCTTCTAGCTTTGCCAATTTCCCAAAATGAGGCATAAGACTGTTTACGTCTTTGCCAGCTTGAACCGCGGAGCTAATGCCCCCCGCTATTTTAGTTACAGCGCCTGCTAAGGCTAAGACTTCTATCATGCTTCACGAAAGCTCCTTGGACAATAATAATCAGGATCAACGCGATAAACGCGCTTGTTATACATGCCGTCACATTGATAGTGACAGGATTTATAAAACCAGCTTCCGTAGCCGTTTATGAATACATGCCCATATCCTATAAATATAAGCACACAAAGCATTATCGCTCCATCAAGCGATCTATTTTTTCTTCAAGGCGATCAAACCGTGAAACGATCTGGCTCATTACAGTCGTACTGTCGGCCTTAGTGACGTATTCTTTTGCCATTTCTTCTCTTGTTTTGTTCAAGAGAATTTGAACGCGCCCAAGTTCAGCGTGTTGTGTTTTTATCCACCAACCTAAACCACCGATTGCAGTGGTTAAGCCTAAGTTTATGAGCGCGTTCATTTCCATTATTGTGCTGCTACCTCTTGAGCTTCTTCAGACTCTTCCAAAGACTTCGTAAGCATATCCATGAAGGCTTGCTTGCCGACAGCGAGTTGATCCAGATTGAACTGGGCAGAACCCATCTTTCTGTCCAAGTCAGCAACGTGGTTAATCATAACCTTTTGCTGATCTGTAAGTTGGTCTTCAGTGTAGTCTGTGCCGTTGATCGTGACGGTTTTTGTTTGTTTCTCGGCCATCGTGATCTCCTTTCGTTAAGTTAAAATTAGCTCCAAGGAACCCCAGAAGCAGTGGTTGCAGCGCGGTCAATTTGGCCTTGTACTTTAGCAGTACGGTTAGCCTCAACGCGAGCTTTGGCTTCAGCGGCGGTTTCGTCGCCTTCGATCAAGCTGTCGTAGACCCAACCAAGAACATCGTTTTCAGTCAAATCCGCGTATGGAATATAATCTGAGCTTGATGGATCAGGGTCGCAGCGGAGCTTGCCGCCTTCTGTTGCGGTGTAGTCGTAGGTGTCGTTACCTTCTGCATCCGTTCCAGTTACATTTCCTGCTACGCAAGACCAATAGACGAGGATTACTCCACCGTCCGAATCTTTATGCGTCATGTTGTTGACGCTCCAAGTTGTTGTAATAGCCATTGTTTGTTTCTCCTTTATGACTAATTTATGCACCGCTAGGGTGCGGGGTTATGCGATAATATTTCCGTGAGTTGTGGTCACTGTATAACTACCGCTTGCAATTTCTTTGACTGTCACCACGTTAACGCCGCCCGTCAGCATTGCATTGATATAAACTATACCTGAACCGCCACCGTTTTTCTTGACGCCTAGAAAACTACTACCTCCAACTGTTGCTGTAACAAGTTGAAGGCTTGCGCCCGATTGGCCCGCTGTTCCATCCACAGTGCTTGTTACGGTAAAGTGTACGTTGTCATTACTATAATTCTTAGTGACGGAAAAATCGGCCATTGAAAAACCAGTGTAGGATTGCACCCACATTTTCCCGCTAAAGATACATCCTACGTTGTTGGCATTAGCGTAGGTTAGGTCGAAAAGCTGTACAAAACCGTTGCTATTATTGGTGGAATTAGGAACCCTACCGATGTACATATTTTCACCGGGCTGCGTCATGTCAGCCGCCTCAAATGAGAAAACAGTGCTGCTGTGTAGAGTAGAGCTAGATCCGATCCTAACAACGTTTGCTCCAGCATCAACAGACAGCATATTGGCGTTACCGTCACTCTCAACACGGAAGTCTTCAGCGTTAGCGCCGTTTTCGTTTACTGTCAGTCCGCCGACAAAACTGCCGCGGCCGCCTGTAGTAACAGTGAACAGATTAGTAGAAAGCGGGTCGCCGCTCATCAAAGCCATCAAGTTGTCTTGGTTTCGGAACCCCATGACAGAACGGCCTGCTGTTGACGGCCACATTTTCAAGTCGTGGTCTTCCGACACACCCGATTTACCAACCGTCAAACTGCCATAAACTTGCATTGTTGCGTCTGGGGAGCTTGTTCCGATTCCGACCTCATTAGTCCCCGCATCAACAAACAGCATATTAGCGTTGCTGTCACTCTCAACACGGAAGTCGGTTTCTGCCCTACCTAGTTCGTTGATGGTAACATTACCGAAACTACTATCATTATTTGAAATCTGCAATTCACCTGCGTAATCCCCCGCAGTGTTGTTGCCGGAACCAATAAGATGTAGGCCAAATGCCCCGCCCTTGATCGCACTGCGGAAACTGCTTCCGCTGCCATTATTCCCTTCAAAAACGATAACCGAATCGCCGCTGCCGTTTTGTTCGTTTTGCAAATATAACGTAGGCTGGTCGTCATATTCCGTTGTGTTGTAATTTACGTCATGCCGAATAACCATCGGCCCTGTGCCCTTGGTGCTTTCAGCATTGCCAACCCGCACTTGGTCAAGACCCGCATCCACCACAAACATATTAGCGTTGCTGTCACTCTCAACACGGAAGTCATAGTTTGCGCCAGTTTCGTTAAAAGTAGTGTCACCCGCACCATTTATGCTGTGTTGAGTAGCTCCCGACCCATCCATTATATCAAGTCGTGGGGCATAATTTCCTATAGCACTTGCCAATAATTCAACTACGGGAACGGAGCCGCTCCTTGTTTGAAACTTTATATAATTGCTGTTCCAAGTTACTGTTGGATCAGTCCCTAAAGCAACGCCCCCATGAACATTTAAAACTTGGCTTAAATCTGTAGACCCACCAATATTGACATGATTACTACCCGCATCCACAAACAGCATATGGGTGTTGCTGTCACTCTCAACACGGAAGTCGCCTGTGCTTAAAGAAGACTCGTTTACAACAACTTCACCAGTGTCATAAATACTAAAATATTCACTGGATTTGCTATTCCCCACAACTCTTAATATTTTCCCAGCCGACGTATTTGGTCGATTAGAGTTAATGTAGATTATACTGTTTCCAGAACCTTGATCCGCGCTACTGTCGTCCTCAAACAAAGACTGCCATGAATTGCCACCAGCCGAGGCATTAGTTTGCTCAACGCGGAACGAGCCAAGAGGTGTAGCGTCTCCAGAAGTAACATGCAGGAACGCTTGAGGAACATTATTATTAATGCCAACTCTATTTGTAGAAGCATCAACAAACAACATGTGTGCTTGATCATCTGACTCAACACGGAAATCCTTGTTGTCACCGTTTTCGTTGAACACGGAACCCGCGCTCTCGTCATAGACGAAGCTGGCGTTGCCTGAAGTGTCGTAGAAGGTGATGTCGCCGTTGAAGCCTATTCTCATCGCATCGGCTTGTGTTCCGCTATTACTGCGGGCAAATATCATATCATACTGGCGTCTAGCATTTGTTGCCTCTACACGGATAGACCCTGCATTTTCGTCCGTTGCTACACCACTAACAGTGTTTCTAAACTGTAAGTCCCAAACATCATCTCCTGCGTTCGCAGTAGTGCCATCCAAGTATATTTTGCCACCACTAGCTGAAGAAGTATTATTAAACTCACCATCCCCATCCACAGTCAGCCCATCGCTGGTCAAAGTCCCAGTGATGTCTACACCTGTGCTGGTGGTGGCGAGTTTGGGTGCGTTGTCGTAGTATAGTGTAACAGCACCTCCACTATTCCCATCAATTACCGCCTCCGACCCATCAGAACTGCGAAGCCTAAAGTTCCCACCCCAAATCTGCAAATTGCCAGCGCCAGTATCAGTAATAAAACTATCCGACCCATCATGGTAAATCTGTAAATCTGACGATGCTCCGAAGATGGCTTTGCTACTATCCGCAAACGTAATGTCGTCATTAGCGGAAACTGCTATATCCGTACCGCCAGTCGTGTTGCCGTTAGCAAGAACCTCGGACAGTTCGTTGTTGGCACCGACTTGTGCATCAACATAAGCCTTGATGGACTCAGAAGTCGCAATGTTCGTTGCAGCCGCCGTGCCCATTGTATCGTCGTCAATAATCGCAGTGACCGAAACGCCACCCAAACGCAGGCTGTCGAAGTACGCGTTGTTAAACACGTTCGCCGCAACCGCGCCGGCTCCGGCGCCGTTAAAAAATACAACCGCTGTCGTACCCGCAGGCACCTCGTAGTCATTACTCGCGTTATATGTCCCTTGAAACAACAAGATGCTGCGCGAACCAGACAGGTTATTCCGCACATATATAATCTTTTCCGCGTCATTCGGAGTAAGCTGCACAAACGCAGTGCCGCCCAAATCCCCGCCGTCGCCAAAAATAACCAGACGATTACGTCCATTAGAAGACGCGCCATCGCTGATAGGCAATGTATTAGGAGAACCAGAAGACCCCGTGGCTGCAAGCGTTACAGACACCTGACCGTCAAGCGCGGTATCCAACAATTCAAAGTTCGTGTTCGTTGTGTCGCCCCATGTACCAGACTGTTCGCCTGTGCCGATGAGTTCGATACCGTTATTCAGTGTATATGTACTAGGCATAATTTTTTCCTATGCTGCTATGTCATCCCAGCCCGGAGTTTGAGACGGTGTTTCGTCACTCCATGCGGGGGTGGAAGATGGTGTAACCGGAGTATAGCCCGGATTTTGATTTGGAACAATACGTCCCCAAACAAGGACAGGTGTTATCTCTCCAGTCCCAACAACTCCTACAGGAAACACAGTGCATCCAAGGCTAAACCCTGCGATTTCCCCAACTTGTCCCGCGGCGCTTACGCCAGTTACGTCAACCTCTAAAACAAGATCAACTGTTACTGAGCCTACATTTGCGGAACCAGACACTCCAGTAACAGAAATATTAGCGTCTGAGGTCGTGGTTACTGATCCCACAGAGGCGGTAGAATCAACTCCTACAACAGAAACATTATTTACTGTTATAACTGTTGTAGAACCTACTGAAGCTATTGCGGCAACACCAGTAACATTTACTATTTCATTTTCTTCTACGGTAACAGTGCCTACAGAGGCTGTCGCATCAAGGCCAGTAACAGAGGTGTTGGCTTCGGCAACTACCGCAACACTTCCAACACCACCTGTCGCTTCAAGTCCAGTGGTCGGAATAACTGCTTGTCCCGTTGCTACCGCCGTTCCAACGCTACCTGTCGCTTCAAGTCCAGTTGGTGCTACATTAGCCTCTGCGATTAAGGTTACGCCATTTACGGAGCTTGAAGCCGATAAACCTGTGACAGAAACATCTGCCGCAGCCACAACTGTGACAGAGCCAACGGCTGAAGTGCCAGAAACGCCGCTAACTGAAACTGCAACGCCTTGCTGGACACCCGCCTCACCGACCTGACCTGTTGCGGATACGCCCGTAACAGACACATTAGCTTCCGCAACAACCGTAACAGACCCAACTTGACTAGAAGCTCCAACTCCTGTCGGGGAAACATTAGCCTCCGCGATAACCGTTACGGCCCCAACACTACTCGCAGCGGATACACCTGTAACCGATATAACTGCTTCTGCGATAACCGTTACAGCCCCAACACTACCTGTTGAGGAAACGCCAGTGACAGAAACAACCGCTGCCGCCGAAGCTACCGCCGTCCCTACTTGCCCTGTAGCACCTACGCCTGTTGGAGAAACATTTGCTTCTGCAACAATGGTTACGGACCCAACACTACCTGTGGCATCAATTCCTGTAACGGGAACATCACTTGCCCCCGATACGGTAACTGAACCAATTTGGCCTGTAGCAGAAACACCTGTAACTGTTACAGGGAGTGGATTACTCCAAGCTCCTTCAGACCATGTGCCGCGACCCCAACCTGCAATAAGTGCCATTTCGTATGCCTGAAACTTAGGCTATACGAACAATAGCGTTTGATGCGTCTGCTGTTGGGAATACGATGGTGAAATCACCCGCTGTGGATGTTTTGTCAGAACCGAAGTCTAAAACGCAAACAGTGCGGTTGCCATTTGTTGAGTTGTAAATCAACGCGCCACGAGCAGTAATCGTTGCCGAGCTAAACGTTAAATCTGCAAAATCAATAAACGCCGTTGTTCCGCTAGTAGTCGGATCAATGTTGGTCAGCGTACCACCACCAGCAGAATAACCTGTTCCACTAACCTCGTTAGTAGCCGTATAAACGGTTGTTGCTGCTGTAAACGAAGCACTGTTTGTATATAGCGCAAGTTTGTATGTATTTGCGCCCACGTTAAAATCATGCAAACCTTCAAGAACTTCTTTCTTGAAAGAAGTGCACAAATAGTTTCCTGTAAAAGCCATTGTAGTCTCCTTACGTTTTCTCTCTCAGTATAAGTCCAGTACGATAAGCATCTGTAACTTCTTGTGACTCACCAAAGTTTTTAACACGGGACATGGCTTCAGTAAATCTTTGAGTATAGTTCTGAACCAAGTCGGCTTCACCTTTCATAAAGGTATAAGCCTCAATTAAAGAGCCGTATAAAAGCGCCACGGAGGCATTGGTGCTTAACCATGTGGTGCCATTATCTCCAGAAGCGGTCAGGCTTAATGGACGATAAAAGTAATGAAGCTCCACGTTATATGACGCGTCAGGTGTTGGACCTAAGATAAAGTTATCAATGTCAAACTGCGCATAATAGCGGGGAGCACCAGTCGTAGAATTGTTCGGGTTAAAAGACTGAACAAAGTTTACATCCTTAAACAACACAAACTCTTTGCTGCTTCCGTTCGTAAACGAAAGACTGAAAGGCGCGAGATAATCGTTAGGAAGCGCCAGATATTCATTGCCTGCTGTCAAGCTCCCACCTTGGTTTTTTCTAAAAACCTCAAGTTGCGCTATCTTTAAGATGCGCTCTTCAGCGTTTTTAATAAATATATCCAGACTATTCACAAAGGTTGTCTCTGTGTTTTCAGTGTAGTTCTGAATAGCCGTTTTCAATTCTGCGTATGTAAAGCTCATGATGTTGTCACCGTTACGCTGCCAACAGACCCAGTGGCAAGCAAATTATTGGGGGTCAATCCCCCATCATATTTAAAACCTACTGGATTCCAGCCCCATTGTATGTTGTTTTGTTGCGCCACATTCTGTTCAGGACGCGGATTTCTCAATGCCTGTGGATCAGGCGTTGCACGAAGAGGCTCTAGCTGTGGTTGTTTAGCCTCCCACTCATCTTTACCTACAAGAAGACCATTCCACTCTTTACGCATGTCTCTGAGCCGATAGCGGAAGCCAGATCGGTCAGATATCCCATATGCCCACTTTCCTGTGGCATACTTAGACATAGCGGTAGTTCCTCAAGTCTGGGGCAACGCGGAAGGACGCACGATCACGATCCTCATCCATTGCGCGGTTTATTTCCTCTTCATATATAGCTTTTAGCATCTGCATGCGGTCTGGAGCACGCTTAATGCTCATATAATATGCCAAACCAGCCGCTAACGCAGGGTAAAACCGAAACGGAACCTGCAATGTATTGGTGTAGATATCGGCATCATCCATACGAATTAGTGCATCATACAGAACAACATCTGTGCTATTATCAGGCAAAGGCCACATTTTTAAAGCAGGGTTTATTTGTCTATCTACAAAAAACTGCGTAGGTCGCCCAGTTGTGGATTTTGTAGGAATGTTAAGATATTCATCCCTACTGATGCGATCTAACGCATAATCTGTTCCATCGCGTCGAACGACTAGCGACAATATGTCTATTACATCAGTACCAAGGTCAACATCACCATCGTTTTCTGTAACGGTGAAGTTTCGCTGGGCTATGGTCCACTGGTTTAATCCGCGGTTAGCCCAATCAGCAAACATAAGGTTTAAAGAACGCTTTGCAGTCTTCAGATCATAACCTGTGCGAACTTCCAAGCCGCAACGCTCAAAAGCCTCTTCGATGTAATCAGCTACATCTAGTTCAAAATCTTTAGACCCTGATACAGTCATTTCTTCTTCCTTTTAAGGGATTTAACCCTTTTTGGCTTGCCAGCAGGCTGTCCAAGACGTTTCTTTTGAGATATTCTACTACGCTTTTCCGCAGATGTCATCTCTGAAGCTGTCTTTGGCGTTTTTGAGCTTACACGCTTGCTGGGCCGACAGTATGGAGTGCCGCGCTTTTCATCCTTTTTTCGACCACAGGCTTTGCCTGTACGAACGTCTTTCCAGTCTTCTTTAAACCAGCGTTTGAGTGCAGCACCCTTTTTTGTCTTCCGTACAGCCATTAGCTTTTCTTCGTCACTTTGCGGCGACTAGACATCACCTTTCCGCAACCATTTGCAACCACTTCACCACCTTTCATCATTCGGCGCACTGGACGCTTACGAAACTCGTTAGAAGGCTCAATAACGCCTCCCATAGCTTTCTTAACAGGCTTCTTCTTGCTGTTTCCCCAGTTTTTAGCACCTACTTTTCGGCATTTAGCGATTGCGCCGCTTGCGTATGCGCTTGGAAAAACCTTGTACCTTGCTTTTACCTTTTTGTAGCACGCGTCCTTTGGCATTTTTTTTCCTCTTCATAGGCGGCTTCGTAACTTGCTGCCTCATCTGTGAGCGGCCTATAGCCATTTAACACTTCCAACGCTTACGCGCCTGCCTCAAGCGGCTATTTGGGTCTTTTGCCGCCTTTGGAAACTTTTTCATTTGTCCAGCCGAACGTGCGCAATATGACTTACGCCGCTTGGCATCTTTACTGCCCTTTTTGACTTTGCCTGTCACAGCAGTCTTTAGCTTAGAGCCGGGATTTGCTTTTTTATACGCGGCAACGCCCTTTTTGGTCATGCCAGCACCTGATTTGGTCTTACGGTAATTACCACCTTTGCCAGTGGTTTTTCGTATCGGATTTTCTTTTTTACGAGCCATGTTACCTCTGCACAAATAAAGTTAACGTTACATTGTCTGGTATTACACCCCAAAGGCCGTTCTCAAAAATTATTCCGTCACCCGGAATTTCCATTCCAAAAACTCCTTTTCCAGACTCATCTAACTCTAAAATAACAGTTCCAGACGCGGCAGAAGCATTGTCATAAATAAATGCTTGATCTGTCGCGCCTGTATCATGATTTATAATAAAGCCCATCAAACGACCACGGCCTGAAGCAAACGATCCAGAATCGTGTCTGTGAACCGCTTTGACTTCATTCCCAGCCATTTTGACCCCTTATGACAAAAAGATTGTCAGTTCGTTGCTTGATCCCGTGAAAGCACTAACATACGCACCGCTTGTAGCGAGAATACCATCATCAGGGATGTTTAAGTGATGCATCCCTGTTGGAAAAGTTTGCGTAATCAGTGTATCGCCCGAACCGCTACCATCTTTAATTGTAAAAGCACCCGCTGCGGCTGCATAAATTACAATTTGACGAATGCGAGAACGAGCAGGGCCAACAACAGCCGCAGATGTACCCTGCGCCCAATTATATGCCTTTACTGGACCTGCCATGTTAGCCTCCTATTAAGATAGTGCAGCGCCAACAGCAGTAACCCAAGCGGCTCCTGTATTGATTACCAAACAATATTCGTTGTTGCCTGCGCCATTGTCGCTAACAATGTAAACAGTACCAACAGTAGTATCTGCAAAAGCAGGAAGGTCAGCAGTTGCTACAACTGGAACCTCAAAGCCATTGGTGGACTGTACTGGTCCTGAAAAATGTGTAGTTGCCATGTTTTTCTCCTCTCGTGTCCGAGGTCAACTCCATATGCCTGCAAAGCATAAAGATATATACCGAGCATTATTACTCGAAAACAGAATAACACAAAGATAGAAAAAAGAAAGGGGCCACCGAAGTAGCCCCTAGTTACAGGGAGGAAGGCATGAAACGCCCACCTCATCTATAACATATGTTACGCTCCGGGTGAACCGAAAACACAACGTGGGTCTGAGAACCCAAAGCTGTAACGCTCACGCGCTTTAAAGCGCATGTTGCCTGTGTCGAAGTCAGCTTCCATGTTTGTTCTCATTGGAGAACGCTCAAAGTGCTTGAATCCGTTAGGCGCGTCAGTCTTGATGAAGAACGCATCTGGGTCTGTCAAGAAGTGGTTTACAGTGTAACCCTCTGGAAGCATACCCATGTTGCGAATCGCGTTTACATCATTATCGGCTGTGCCAACACGCAATGTTGATTCCAACAAACGATCTGCAACGAATTGCAGTTGTGGTGGAATAACCATTTTTGTGCCGCGCAGAGCAATAATCATATTACGCTCATCTACGAAGGTTGAGATATCAATCAACGCATTTTCCAACGAAGTTTCGTTGAGGTCAGCCGCTGTTGATGGCTCGTTGCGGAAAGTACCGCCACCTGACAGTGGGTGCGCAGTTGAGCAAAGCTCAACACCGTCACCACCAGCGAAGTTAGCATTAAACGCGTTGTTCAATACTGATGCCGCTTTAACCTGCTTAGTGTGTGCCATAGAACGCGCAAGCGCCTTCGTATAACGAGCACCAAGACGGTCATACAGGTTGTCTTCGATTGCTTCTTCGGTCAATGCGAATGCGAGAGCAACTGTTTCGTGTGAATAACGAGCAGTGTACGCTTCATTTGCATTGTCGAACTCTACACCAGAACCTTCGGATTTTGTGGGAGCATTCCCAAATCCGACGAGCATAACTTCCTCTTCAAATGCACGATCTGAAGATTCAGTGTCGAATATTTCCGCATGTTGATTTTCATAGCGGTCATATTCCATGCCGAACAGAGCGTTAAGACCCGGTTCTAGCTCCTTAACGAGTTGTGAACGTGAAATAGCCATAACTCAGTCTCCTTATGCTAGACCCGCAGTGCCAGCACTGAACAGGTGGTTGTTGATTTTGACAATTACGTTTGTATTTGCCGACGAAACATCGCTATTCTCAGGGTCCTGAGAAATGTCGATTGCCTTCAAAGCAAGAGCAGCAGTAGTTGCCCCTGTTGTGACATCTAGCTCAGAGCGAGAATTACCGCTTACGGTGCTTCCTGCTGTTGCATCAACAATGTCAAAGTTACCAAACAAATCAGCTACAGGGAATGCAGCGTCAGCTTGGATTTCGAAGGTTGCACTTGGGTCATCAATGACATTTGCGAAAATATCTGTCCCAGTTGCGTTTGCAGGCCAGTAGTTTGAATAGATAATATCACCACTAGCGTCTACATATGAACAGCCGTTAAATACGCCCAAAATTAACGCGTTGTCACCAGCGGCAACACGAGTAATTGTTCCATTAGTAGCGACAGTTACTAGGTCGCCTTGGAAAATACCCGTATTATAGCCAGAGGCAATACGATAACGGTTTTGTCGCTGCGAGCTTGTGCTCGTTTTGATTGGGCGAAGGCCGAAAGCAGCGTCTTGATTAGACATCTTTACTCTCCTTCAGAGTTTCCGCGTCCTTTCATTCCAAAAGATACGGAAGATTTACGTTGCGGAGCAAGTTTTGGCATGGCTGAATTGTTTTCACGCATCCAGTCACGATCCACTGCATCCAGTTGATTTTGAGAAACACCTTGATAGTGTTTATTCCGCTGATCAGCCATTTCGACAGGGATACGAGCGAGAACAAGACCACCAACACCAATGGTGCCAGCGTTACGTCCCTCATCTACTACAGGCCCTACATAATCGGGATACTCTTCAGCGCGAACGAGGTCCCAGCCTTCTTGCCGTTTCTTGTGTACGTTAGTTTTATCGTCGAATTCCATTACAGATTCGCGTATCCAACGGTGTTTATAACCGAGGGGGGCTTCTGGAGCTTCCAAGGCAGAACCGGGTCGCCATTCCATTGAACGTTCTGAGCGTTCCCGCGTAGTTGATTCGCGTGGTGTCCTGTTTGCCATTTTATTGACTCCGATTTTCTAATTTTGCGACTTCTTTTGCGTATTTATCGAGAGGAATCCTCATCTTTTTCGCAAATGCCACTTGACCCGGTGTTAATTCCACCGCCTTTTTCCGCCCTGACTTTACAGACCGTCCGTTTCCAGACGCAGGAGCAACAGTCTGGGCGTTGGACCGTTTCTCCTGAAACTTGTTAGGCATTTCTTTGCGCATACGAGAGTCGATTTCTTTGTAGTAATCATCACTCGTAGGATCGAAATCCTCTTCTAATACCAATTGTTCATGGATAGCTTGGGCTGCTCGCGTCATAAGGCGATCCTGTCCAAACCATTGGTTTTTGCCCAACCACTTCTCCAGCTTAGGATCAGGAGCCGCTTGCTGTTGCGGAGCCTGCTGTTGCGGAGGGGCCGGTTGTGGTTGAGCTTGTTGATTTTGTGCCGCTTCTTGTTGCTGCG